GCTATTCTTGCAGCAGCTTCTTCTTACGTTAATGAACATTTAACAATGAAGTACAGAAAGCAAGTTGAGCGTGAAATGGGAATTGAGTTACCTCCTGAAGGTGAACCATTACCAGCAGATGTAGAAAAACGTATATCTAGTTTAGTAGCTGAAGCAGCTCAAAGAGTCTTGATGACTTCTCAAGCACAAGCAGAACAGGAAAGAATCGAAGAACAGCAGAAAGACCCATTAATAATTGCTAAGGAAAGAGAGATATCCATTAAAGAAGGTGAGCTTCAACGTAAGACTGAAGAGGGTCAAGCCAAATTACAATTAGATGCTACTAAAGCAGCCAATAGAGATCAAATAGAAAGAGAACGTATTGCTGCTCAAACAGAAATTGCTGGAGCTAGAATAGGACAGCAAACTGCTAGCGATTTGCTAGAGAATGAACAATTAAAGGACAAACAAGCCAGAGAAGATTATCGAAAAGGTATTGACATGGCTAAAGATATAGTTAAAGATATCAATAAGAATGAATAATGATATCACACAGCTATCACTTTCAGAACATATGAAATTGAAGCTGCGTGGTATGATGAATGAACACGCTGATCATATAGCTTCAGGTGCTTGCAAAGATTATAGTGAGTATCAGAAGATGACTGGTGTTATCGAGGGTTTAGCCCTTGCAGAGCGAGAACTTTTAGATTATGTCGAAAGGGTTCTCAAAGAATAGGAACTCGACTCCTTAAAGTCGTGCAACATTATGAGTAAAACTGAAGCAAAGATACCTGAGCCAGAAAGTGTGGAAACACCCAAAATTGACATAGATGTTAAAAGTCAACTGCCTGAACCTAAAGGTTGGAGAATTTTAATTGTTATGCCAAAGGCGGATGAGAAAACTGATGGTGGTATTGTTAAAGCCTCCCAAACTATAAAAGACGAAGAAGTAAGTAATATTTGCGGATACGTTATGAAGTTAGGACCTGAATGTTATAAAGATGCCAATAGATTTCCGAGTGGACCTTGGTGTAAAACAGGTGATTGGGTTGTGTTTCGTGCTTACTCTGGCACTCGCATGAAAATGTACGGACAAGAGTTTCGCTTAATTAATGACGATACTGTGGAAGCAGTTGTCGATGATCCAACGGGAGTAGTTAGAGCATGAGCGAATCAAGTACAGAGATAATTAATGAAGAACCTATTGTTGATGAATCACAAAAGATGTCTAAAGAAGACAAATTTTTTGGTGTCACAACAGAAATAAATAATGAGATTCCTGAAGGATTGGAAGTCGAAATAGTCGATGACACTCCTGAAGAAGATCGTAGACCAAAGAAAGTGGAAGATTCTTCTTCTGACGTTGACGATGATACTTTAGATAAAGAAATAGCTGATTACAGCGATAGAGCTGGAAAAAGAATAGCTAAAATAAAATACGAGTATCACGAAGAACGTAGAGAAAAAGAGGCTGCTAAAAGAGAGTCGCATGAAGCCGTTAAACGCTTACAGACTGTAATGTCAGAGAACCAGAGGTTACAGGCTATGGTGGAACAAGGTGGAGAAGTCTTAAATAAACAAGCACATAACAATGCTTTGTGGGCAAAACAAAATGCACAAGAAGCATTTAAAAAAGCTTATGAAGAAGGTAATGCTGAAGAAATGACAAAGGCTCAAGAGTTATTGTCAAAAGCTACATTAGCTGAACAACAATCAACTAATATGGCTGCTAATGTCCAACAACAGATAGCGCAGAATTTACCGCAGCGAGAAATACAAGAGGCACAGCCTGATCCTGATATGCAAGCATGGGCACAAAAGAATCCTTGGTTTATGGGTAGTGAACCTGTCCATAAAGAAATGACTTCTTATGCTATGTATCTTGATCAAAGCTTACAAGCTAAAGGAATTGATCCAGCTAGTAAGTCTAATGAATATTATCAAGAAGTTGATAAGGCTATGCAGAATCAATTTCCTACTTTTTTTGGTGTACAATCTTCTAAAGAGGTAGAGGTATCTCAAGAAGAAACACCTAAACGACAACCTTCAACAGTTGTTGCATCCGCAACGAGGGATAGCGGAAACAAAAAACCTTCGCAAATCCGTCTTACTCAGACACAAGTTAAGCTAGCTCGCCAACTTGGAATTAGTCCTGAGCAATACGCAAATCAATTATTAAAGGAGACTTAATATGTCAGAAGAAAATAATAACACTAATGAAGTGGAGGCAGTTTCTACTGATACTCCTGAAAACCAAGAGCGTACCCCGAGGGGAACAGAAAGCCGAGAGGCTACTCAGCACACAGAAAGCTGGGAAAATCCAACCAATTTACCTACCCCAAATCCTCAAGAAGGCTGGGTTTTTAGGTACATCAGAACAGCCTTATTAGGTCAAACTGATAATCCTAATGTATCCAGAAGATTTCGAGAGGGGTGGATACCATGTGAATTACAAGATCATCCTGAACTTCAAATTACCATGATGGATCACGGCTCTGAATGGGCAAAAAAGGGAAATATAGAAATTGGTGGACAATTATTATGCAAAATGCCAGCAGAAAAAGCTAAGGCTAGAGATGAGCACTTCGGAAGAATGGCACAATCTCAGATGGAATCTGTTGATAATGTGTATTTTAAAGATCAGGATAATAGAATGGCGACCAAACAAGTTTTTGAGCGTAATTCTAAAACAACTTTTGGTAAAGATTCTTAGAATCTTTAATAATTAATTTAATTTAAGGAGACAATTATGTCAACTAGTGCAACTCCTCACGGAGCTAGACCACTTGGAACAATTGTTGGAAGCCCTTATCAAGGAAAAGTTACTCACTACAAAATTAAAAATGCGTATGGAACTTCTATATTCTATGGCGATTTTGTGAAGTGGGGTGATGACAACCCTAATACTACTGTCCAAAAGGACACAGGTACTACGGCTTGTACACCTATTGGTATTTTTCTTGGTTGTGCTTACACTGATCCAACCACTGGTCAATTCACACCCAATCAATATTTCCCAGCTTCAACTGCTGCGGATGATATTGTTGCGTATGTTGCCACTGATCCTTTTGTAATAATGCAAATGCAATGCGATGGTGCTGCTGACCAAGACGATCTTGGAAAGAATTGTGCTGTTGTTCAAACTGCGGGCAGTACATCAATAGGAACAAGCAAAAATTCGGTTGATATATCTACTGTAGCAACCACTAACACATTACCTGTGAAAATCATCGACTTTGTTGATGGTCCAGATAGTGCAGTTGGTGATACCTACACAGATGTATTGGTTATGTTTAACGTTGGGCATCAACTGCTCACCACAACGGGTATTGGTTAAGGAGTACAATTATGGCAGCTATATCAAGAGCGAATGAGCTACATCAACTCCTTCCAGGACTTAATGCCCTGTTTGGCGAAGAGTATGCTAACTACGAGAACGAGCACGAAGAAATTTATGTAACTGAGAATTCTGAAAGATCATTTGAAGAAGAACTCAAGTTATCAGGTTTCGGAGCTGCTCCTGTAAAAGATGAAGGGTCAACTATCAGTTGGGATACAGCCCAAGAATCTTTTGTAGCTCGTTACACACACGAAACAATAGCTATGGGCTATTCAATCACAGAAGAAGCTATGGAGGATAACCTCTATGTTTCTCTCTCTGGTAGATATACTAAAGCTTTGGCTCGTGCAATGGCTTACACAAAACAAGTTAAAGGTGCATATCCACTTAATAATGGATTCAGCACTACTTTTTCTTCAGGTGACGGTGTTGCTTTATTTAGCACAGCTCACCCACTTGTAAGTGGTGGAACTAACAGCAACAGACCTTCTTCAGGTGCTGACTTGAATGAAACATCTTTAGAAGATGCGATTATTCAAATCAGTAAATATACTGATGAAAGAGGTCTTAAAATTGCAGCTAGACCTAAGAAACTAATAGTACCAACTGATCTTCAGTTTGTTGCTACTAGACTATTGCAAAGTGACTACAGAGTCGGTACTGCTGACAATGATGTTAATGCAATCAAAACAAATGGCGTGATTCCAGAAGGCTATTCAGTTAATCATTATTTAACTGATACTAATGCTTTCTTTATCACTACAGATGTACCTGATGGCATGAAGCATTTCGTCAGAGCACCAATGACTACAGCTATGGATGGTGACTTTGAAACTGGTAATGTTAGATACAAAGCTAGAGAAAGATATTCCTTTGGAGTATCTGATCCACTTGGTATCTTTGGTTCACCAGGTAGTTCGTAAGGACTTAAAGGGAGGCTCTTTATGGGTCTCCCTTTTTTTTATCTAGGGAATTTTTTTAATTTGTCTATCAACTGCCCTAGCAGACTTGCCAAGATGATAGACTTTTTCCTTTAGGAGGAAATATGGCTAACACAACTTTTAATGGTCCAGTTAGATCAGAAGGCGGATTTGAACAAATCAGCAAGAACACTAGCACAGGAGCAGTAACAACTAATTTAGATGTAGATACTAGTGGTAATTTAGTTACCACAGGTTATGTATCTTCTTATGATAATGTTGTTTCAATTGAGGATGCTACTTATTCAGTAGAATCAACTCAATCTGGAGCAGTATTTACTCTAAATAGAGCAGGAGGTATTGTAGTAACATTACCTACAGCAGCAGCAGGTTTACAATATACATTTATTGTAGGCACAACTTTCACAGGTGCAGGACAAATCAATACAGACAATTCCAGTGACTTATTCTCTGGTTTTGCTACGATCTTTGATCCAGCAACTGCAACCGATAACAACACTTTCATTCCTGATGCCAGTGATGACGATACTATTGATTTAGGAACGGCAGCTCAGG